CCACATACCATTTTGCTCAACTATTGATGATTAGTCAATTGCATAGAAAGCACCTACTAAAGCCTCGCTACGAAGAACGTCTGCACCATAAACGTGCAAACCTCTTACGATGTCACCAAAACTGGACGGATCACGAAGAACCTCAGTTTGTGTGATAGCTTGGGCTGTAGCCGTAGAACTAATATGTCCAGCAATACATTTACCACTAGCTGTTGAAGCAGCAGCAATGTTGTTGGATTTATACATATTAAAACCACGTAGCTTTCCACTTGATACTAATCCGTTTCGAAGTGAACCCATTCCTGCGTTGTAGTCTACTGACATTAGCTTTGAACTAGCTTGAGACAGTTGCTCGTACCATGAAGGAGGAGCAACGAACCATCTTCCTTCTTCAGGAACATTTTGTTCGTCTAAAAGCCTAGCCATAAATGCCATTACATCAAGGGGATCAGCTCCAGTACCATCAGAACCTGTTAGGTCGATGGAATTAGAACCGCCTTGATGCTGCCCCATTGTTTGAGTAGCAGCAGAAGCATCCGCACCTAATATGTGATCAGGTGAAGAGCTTGATATTCCACTAAACATTTCAGCAATTACACCTTCATCAAAAGCATCTTTCAATGCGTAAGCTGCAGCAGACGATGCTGCTTCTTTCCAGTTTACATGAGACATTGATTTCTCAATATCATCAACTTTGAATTTGAAAGCGTTAGCTACATCAACAGTTAAGGTTTCTTCGGCATCAGTCAACTTCGTTTGCGTTACGTCAGCACCTCTTTCATACTGATAAACAGTAATCGTAGGTTCTTTAACGATACGTACAGTATCTCCGAAAGCGGAAATGTCACCCGAATAATCAGTATTAGTGATTGCTTCTGCTACAGAGGCTTTTCTAAAAAAGTTAAGTACCTTCTTGGAATAAACCTTCGGCATGAAGAACGAGTTAGATTGCGTGCTTACGGAGTTCGCAAAGTTGGCATCAGTATCAGTTGACGGCTCAAATAGAGCGTCTGATTGATTATAAGCCATTTTATTTACCTTTAATTGTTAAAAGTTAATATTATAATCGTACTCTACCTTCAGCCATAGCTAGATCTATCTCAGATTCGAGACGATCAAACTCGTCCATAGGTAAAGCAGCGATCTCCTCTTGAGTCCATATTTTAGGTCCTGTATTGGTATCTACTGTTGTAGTCTTCGTAGAAACCATATCAGCAGCCTTTGAGTTGGAACTCTTATTAGACTTCTTACGAGTCTGTTTTTTCTGTGATCCTACACCTATTAATCCCATGTCTTGTTTAAATAAGTCAATTGCTCGACTTGCTAAACCGACATTATGCGGATTATTATAAACCCATGCTTGAATATCTTCTTGTTGTGCTTTTGCCCAATCGTGAAATTCATCACTATTTCTAATAGCTGCAAAATCAGGATGTTTATTCAACAAATCAGATTCTGCTTCTCTTCGTAAGGCTGCTGATTCACGTTCTTGTAAAACATTCAACTGAGACTTTAACTCTTCAGTCTTGGCTTCACTTTGTAAATGTGAAACAGTTTCAACCACATCGTAAACATCTGGATACTGAGCTTTAAATTGTTCGAGTTCTTCAACAGTTTTAGGAGCTTTATACTCAGGTCGTGAAGCAGCTGCTTCATTTATGAGTTCTTGCTCTCTGCCTCTAAACTCGTTTAGCTTGGCATCATAATGCTTTTTCAAGTCATCGTACCTTTTTTTATAGTTAGGCTTTGTATAAGGTTTTGCTTTCTGTGCTTTTGGTTTTTCTTGTTGGTCGCTCTCTTCCTCTTGTTGAGGTTGAGGTGCAACAAATAAACTATCAGCATTTTCAACATTACCTTGTGGCATAACATCATCCGTATGCCATGATTTATTCATGTTGTACGGATTAGGTACTGGTCTATTTTCTTGTGCTTCTTCACTAGAAGCAACATTTTCATTATCAGTCATTTTTTTACTCTCCTTCCTTTGGGCTTGTCTCTTCAAGGTAGCTTATTCCAAGAATATCTTCTAGATAAGGGCTTGCTTTCAAGGTAGCATCAAAAGGTCTTTTTACTTTTTTATATTATGTAGAGTGCTGTTTGACTATAACAGGTCGCTCTACGATTAATTAACTAGCGAATAGACTCATTCGAGGATTTAAAAGATCTGCATTTGCCTTTGCTCTCTTTGAAACTTCACTTTCAGGCAATATTCTGCCTGTAGGTAAAG